AATATACAAGATGTTGTCGCCTTGTCCAATCTGCACTGGCCCTGTCTCGGCGTACACGCTTTCCGATCCGTGGTTCATCCCGATCTCGTGGTCATAGATGAAGCCGTCGTCCGTCACCATCAACGGGTTGGCAAACACGCCACGGTCGATACCGGCAGAACGGCCGAGTGTACCGATGGACCAGTTGTTCTGGGTATAGTTCCAAATCACATAGCGGTTATTCTCTTGGCTTGATGCAGATGGGTAGAAGAACCACACCTCATCAAACTGCGAGTTGTTGACCGCATACGCCTTGCTGATCTGCGCTTGGTTAATGTCGGAGAATACATAGTCCGACACTTCGCACGGCACAGCTTTGACGTAGCCGTCGTACATGTAGAAGCCACGCGAACCCATCCAGACCGCGAAGTTATCCTGAACAGCAATAGCGTTCGGCCCAGCAAGACCGCAAGCGCGTCCAGCAAACTCAGATGTATATACAAATGGCTGGCCGACATAGGAAACAACGTGGGCGTCAATGTCAGTAAGAACGAGAACTTGGCCACGAACCTTCTTGGCTGTGATAATTTTACCACCCGTCTGCAATTCAAGGCTACCGGCGAGGTTCGTAGACGATGCCGTCCAGACGGTGTTGTCTTCGAGATCAGACCAAGCAATCTTACGCGGGTTGCCGGATGCACCAAGGGCAAACATTGAGCGTTCGTTCGTGACGAGAACGCCAGTGTTAGCTGTCGGCGCGTTCGTTACGACAGCAGCAACAGTTGGCGTTGCGGTGTCTAACTGCCATTCGTAAATCTTGCCGTCAAAGTTTGAACAGCCAACGAGATACTCGCCCCATGTGTCGAGCGTCCATGTCGTGGCTGGAGTAACAACGCCAACGTCGGGACGCGGCGTGCCGTAATACCCGGCGCTGTAGAGGCCGACGCCGTAACCGCCACCAACAGACGCGTTCGGATTGCCGGGGATAAATCCGACAGGGGTTATATCTACGATAACGCTGGACTGTGTTATGGCGTAGAGTTTAGAATGTGTGCCGACGCTGATATAGCGGGTGCTGTCATTAGCCCGCCACGAAATCATGCCACGGGCTTTGCCGGTAAGAGCAGTGGTGGTTCGTTCCTGCCACCCGCCAACGGGACGCATCATCCCCTCAACCCAGCGCACAAGGTTCACGTCATACCACCGGCCGGAACTGTCGAGTTCGGTTCCGTTGCGGTATACACCCGGCGGGATACTGATAGGAATAAGCGCCATTTAATTACCTGTGCGTAAAGACTAAAGTTCTTATATCACTTCTTGGGGATTTTTACAGCCTCTTCCCACGCTTCTATTGTTCGGCGGTGACGCAAAGCGCAATCACCATATTTTGCAATTATATCAACTTCCCAGATAGCGCGCTCAGGATCAATAAGCGTAGCTGGCGGCGAGGGAAGCGGTTGGCAATTACTTGCTAGGTTCGCTGGCGGCTGCGGCATTGGCGCGACCGACACCGCCTTCGAGCAGCCGGACAATGCGAACATCAGGAACACAACTATCAGGAACAGCAGGCAAAGTCTTGTAAATCTCGCGGATCGTTTCTCGTTCTCCGGCGACCACCACATCGGCTTTATCTCGTTCGGCTTGGTAAAGCGTAGAAACCTCATCTATCTTTCCTTGCATTTGCTGGCGTTGCTTTTCCGCCTGTTCCAAAGCCTTGGAATAAGCGGCATCGCACTGCCAGTCTTTTATCTTCCATCCGGCGGTGAGGCCAATAGCAAGAGCGCCTGCCGCCACATAACCCATGAATGGATTAATCCGCACCATTTATTTTGCCCCATTCTCTCACCGCAAAAATTGTCGCGCAAGCTGCGATTGTTGCTGCCAAATCAGTCAGCGATATTGGAGACTTCGTAATCATTGGCAGCACAACCGCGTTGACAATAACGCCGACAGCAATGCCAACGCACGTTACTGGCCGCCACCAAACGCGGACACGCTCAAGGAACGCAGCTTCAAGTTCTTTAAGCGTCATTTCGGATCAGGATATTTAGCGTGAGGGAGTTCCCAATGCGGGCCATCCTTGAACGATTTCCAGTCGCCACCCCACGTAACCGACACGTTCTCTAGCTTGGCTGCCTTCTTCATGGCCTCTTCGATTTTGTCAAACAGCGGCCAATCCCAACGAATGCTACCAGCTACATACGGCGCGATGTCAACCGCAAAGCCATGAATGTGGCGTGAGCGCATTGTCTTGGTCGCGCCTTTGGCGAACAGTTCCTTCTGGCGGGAGACGGAACGCAGCCCTTCGATGACAGTGAAGTCAATATCGGAAATGCTGATAGCGCGCTTAACGACGCGCACCAAATCAGGGTGCACGCCGCGAAGGTTTAACAAAGAACGTGGGCCTAGTTTAAAAGCCATTACCGATCTGCCTTATTATCCAACTTGTCCTCAATCCGGCGGAGGTGCATCATGACTTCATCGAACTTCTTGTCGATGCTGTTGAACTTCTCGTCACCAAACTCAAGTTTCGTTTCAAGGATGGCGAGACGATTGCTTAACTGCGTCCATACACCAATGATGGCGAATACGCCCGCAACCAGTGTTAGAAGCGTATCAATGCCGAAGTTCATGTCCATCGACTGAAGCCTTTACCAAGGAAGCGCAGGGCTTACGACGGGTGGGTTGATCTGGTTGGCGATCTGCTCAGCCACGTTGGCTTCGTAGGCGGCGACTTGCTCTTCACCAAGTGCTGCCTGTACCCAGCCAATTACTTGGGCTTCGGTCAGGTTGGCGTAGGGAACGTAGGTTGCTTCTGGATCAAGCGTCAGGCCAACAGTACCGTATGAATATCCGGTGTATTCGCCCTCAACAGCAGTAAGGGTCCAATGTACAGTGAAGACCACATCCGCGTTACCTTCGTACTCTGGATAGGCGTCCATCTGCACGACGGCCCAAGTGTTTGTGATTGCCATGTTTTAATTTCCTTCTAATTGCGCAACACGGGCGCGGAGCGATTGAATTTCCTTGACCAGCATCGGGACCAGTTTCGAGTAGTCCACGCCCATAGTTGCGTCGGGGTCTTCCGGTTGGTGTACGGCCTCCGGTGCAACTTCGAGCAGTTCTTGCGCGACAAAGCCATAACGCTGTTCGCTATTGTCGGCGTTCCACTTGAAGCTACGAACTTGGATGGCGTCAATCAGGCTTGAGGCTTCAGGAGCATCAACGATGTCATGTTTTAGGCGACCGTCCGAGGTGGTGTTGTACAGCGTTGCCAAATCGGTACAAGTGATACTACCGACAGTGTTTGTCGGGTTACCGTTGTCACGAATGAACTGCATCGCAGTGTAGTTCAGGTAGTCATAAGTCGTAATTGTCGTGCCAGCAGCAGCGCCACGGAACTTGTATGAACCGGAGCCGGGAATGGTTGAGTTAGCATCGGCGTTGAAGCCAGCAGTTCCGAAGACGCTGAGTTTGCCGAAGCTAGTAGTTGTTCCCACCAGCAAGTTACCGCTGCTGTCGATGCGCATACGTTCTGTGTCTGACGTGGCAAACGTAATAGGGCCAGCGTTTGCGCTATTGGTGGCAAATGTAAGTCCGCCTGATGGGCCAAAACCACCACCAAACTCATGGTAGATGCCGCTTGAATACCCACCAAACGCTCCAGATGCGGAGGCGCTATCGTTGTATACAATACTGGTGCGATAGAAATTGGTCTGGTCGCCAGTCCGTCGCATAATGGTGCGCTCAAACCCGGCGGCTGCGTTAGAGGACTGCACCGTCAATTTATAGTTTGGCGAACTCGTACCAATCCCGACGTTGCCGCTGCTGGTGATGGTCATGCGGGGTGTGTTGTTTGTGCCGAACACTAAATCTGTTGAGTTACCGGCGATTACTAATAAGGCATTAGATGATGACGCTATATATCCGTCGCCCGTAGTACCCGCACCGGTACCAATCAAACTAAGCGCCGAGAGTACAGTCCCGTCGCCTATTTGTAATGTCTTCCCAGCCAAGATAGGTGTTACCGAACTCGTACCAATCCCGACGTTCGTGCCATCGTCATACACCACAGACGCGCTGACAGTATTGCTATCGGCGGCTTTCGCCAGATAGTTGGCGGTCATCGTGCCGTCGATTTTTGTGTTAAGCTGCGTCTGAATAGCGGATGTCACGCCATCAAGATAGCTGAGTTCCGTAGGGCTGATCGTCGCGCCACTGGCGGAGACGTTACCCGCAACAGTCAGCACCTTGCCGGAGCCGACGTTTACGCCAACGCTCGTGCCTGTGCCGTCTCCTTTGAACAGCGCGTCAATGGTATCCAGATCGGTATTGAGTTTAGTCCCCCAAGTATCGGCGGATGCGCCAACTTCAGGTTTAGTCAATCCAAGGTTTGTTGTGGTTGTATCAGCCATTTAAGTCCTCACGCAGCTTGCTGCCATATTTCTTCTGTAACAGAAATTGGCGTCCATGTCTCGTTTGTTATTGATTGCGGTGTCCAAGTTTCTGCAATCGCTTCGACGGGTGTCCAAGTCTCAGATGTATCAGTCGCAGCCGTCCACGTTTCCGGCGTGATTGGCTCCGGCTCCCACTTCTTTGTGGCGTTAATCGTAACGCTAGATTGCGCGTTGCAAGTAACAGATGTTGGCGTCTTGCGAACCACAGACACGCTTGTCGATGAGACTGTGTTCGTCGTGATAGATACAAGAAACACGCCTTGCAACGATACCGTGACGCTTGATGTGGCGTTAGAAACACAGGCGGCGTTCTGTATGCGCGTTGCCGCCACGGATACGCTAGACGCAGCCGTAGAAGTACAGGCGGCGTTCTGGACGCGGGTGGCGGTAACAGACGCGCTTGATGTGGCGTTGGCCGTGACTGCCGCGAGGTTAATCTTCTGCGCGGTTACAGTCGTAGAGGATGAGGCTGTATCAGAGACAGAGGCCAGTAGAATACGTTGCGCGGAGACGACAGCACTAGCCGCGGCCGTTACGGTGATAGACGCCTCTTTAGGGTCTATTCCATAATTACCGCGTCCGTATAGACCGCTGCCGTAGCCAGCCATCTACTTAGTCCAGATTGATGTCGAAGTCGCCCGCAGGAATACGGAGAACGTCACCGCTTGCAATCGTTTTGCTCGTGGTCAACGCGCCATAGGCAAGCATGTTGCCGCCGGAAACAGCGTCAAAGACCGCAGCGTAAGTCACTGTACCCCACGATGCAGTCGCAGTCGGGAACTCAACAGCCGCCGTATTGGACGCTTGGTTGGCCGTGACTGTAAACGCAATCGTCTGCCGGGCGTAAGAACCGCCGGAGACTTCCGTCCCTGTGTTAGCTTCGCCGGGATCAGACGTGTACAGGCCGACGTATAAAGTCGCGGGCGCGGTATACGGCACTGCGCCAAACACATGGCCGAGAACCTTGTTCTCAAGATAATTGGAGAAACTCATCCGAATGTCCTTATGCGGGGTTTAAGTTTAGACGAACCAATGCGAGCGCGCTCGTCGGCGATACGCATATCCTCTACCATCTTCTCATACAAAGAAGTCCAGATGGCGGTGCGTTCATCTTCCTTCAAGTACGGCGCGGACTGAGCCAGCGTTCCATACAGGTAGATGTCCGGGCTTTCGGTCAGCAACCAGTTAGTTGGCGCTGCGTCGGACAGTGGCGTCAGCTTGGCGTAGTAAAGAAGTTCCGCATCATACGACCCGTCGGGTTGTGGCAGAACTTCGAACTGCTGGCCTATGGTCGTGAAGAACAGCGGCTGGCCTGCCGAACTATAGGAGAAGCTGTCTTCGAGAAGCTGTTCTGGCGTGACGTAAAGCAGCGGTGTGATAGGGTTTGTGTTCAACTGGAACCGGATTGTTTCTTTCCAGTCAGCAGGAACAGCAAAGTACGGCGTATCCATAGTCGCGGTCGCCCGCGTCACCATCTTGCGGTGACGGATTTGGCGGCTCATCTGTGCTTCCGCAAGCGAGATAAAGTTTGGAATAGCAGATGTTAGGTCGGACCGATTGAGCCAATCGGCGACTGCGGTCTTCAACTCTGAATACGTCGTAATCGCCATTAAACAGTCCCCGGCCTAGTACGGAAGTAACGGTTGTCCGGATCGTTCAACCACTTCTTCATGCGCTCTTGGTCTTGCGTAATACCTTGGCGCTCAAGTTCGTAATACACTGAAATCGGGATGCTGCCAACCTTTGTCCATTCACCCCAGCGTTCCGGCGCGCTATTGAACTCTTGCTTGTTACTCTCGATGATTGCGGAAACATCTTGCTCTTTCGAGATGATCGCTTCGTCCTTCTCGGCGTCGTAATCATAGAAAGTTTTGACGCCTGTGAAAGCATCGTCGTTGATAAGGCGTTTATTCATAAAACCCTCAATAGTTAGATGAGGGGGCGCTATGCCCCCTCACCCAGTTAGACCAAATCTTACGAGGTGGTCAAGTCAGCTACGATACCGTGCGCAGCTTGGTTGTTTACCTTGAGGCCGTATTCGACGAGGAGGAGAGCCTTCTCGGCGTCGCCCGTCTTGGCGAGGTCCATCTTCTGGATTGGACGCAGAACCGCCAACGATGCGTAATCGGGATCGACGACGAACGCGTCACGGTCACGCTGGAAGCGGTTAGGAACGATGTTGACTGTACCGAAGTCGGACACATACACGTCGGCTGCGCCGATGATCTGTGCCTGCTGGCCAGCAGGAACGTCACGGTAACGCGTCGCAATGCCGGTGAAGGCAGAAGCGGCGGTCTTGTTGAACGGACCAACCATCAACATCTTTGGCGTGCCACCCGAAGTCCAGACGCTCTGGATAACACCCTTAAGCAGTGCTTCCGTGAACGCACGCTGCGTACCATCGGTACGAGCAGCAGTTGGCGTCGAGCCTACAGTTGGGTTAGCACCACCTGAACCGAACGAAGTGTTCGAGGTCAACCATGCAGGCAGACCAGCAGTACGACGTGCAGTTGTGGTGTTACCCGCAACAGCAGCTTGGTTGGCAAGCAATGCGCTTTCCATGTCGCGCTTCAGTTCCGAACCCAGCTTTGCAAGCTGATAGGTCATTTCGTTACGACGACCAGCCTTATCGACTGCTTCAAGCGTACCGGAGATTACGACGTTCTTCGTGCTGATCTGCGTGTAGTTACCAACGCGAGCGGTTGGCGTAACAGCAGTGAACGAAGAAATGTCGTCACCTTCGAGTGCGGCGTTAGAAGCCGAGGCAGCAGCCAAAGCGTCGGTCTGCCATTCGAAGTAGGTGTTCTTGACGCTCTCGCGGCCGATGTTCGAGATGAACGGAGTTTCTTCTGGCGAGATGTTATAGATAACGTTCGACAGGTCTTCACGAATACCGATAGCTGAGTACCGGGTAAAAGTATTTGCTACAATAGCCATTAGTTCACATCCTTATTAAATGAGTTTATCCAACAGGGCCGCTGCGTCTGCGACACGGCCTGTACGCGCAAGGCGCTGGGACGCTTTCTTTACATCGGTCGAACGTGAGTTGACTTGAGTTCCTGAAGAACCGGGGCGAACGATCCGCGCAACCTTTCTTGGCTGTGCCTTCACTTTCTCCACTTTCTTCGAACCCTTGTCATACATCATAGCTTTGCGCAGGATTGAGACGTGAGTGGCTTGAACAAGTGCGCTTAGGTCGCGTTCACTAAACCCATTGTTTATAGCCCATTCACGAAGTTCCTTAGCTTCGCTTTGCATTGTACTTTCGTCTTTCCATTCAGGAATGACTTCCGTGAGTTTGGCGCGCTCTGACTGCACAATGTCAGCCAATGCCCGCTGTTGCTCTTTGGCCATCTCTTGAGCGATCCGCTGCTGTTCAGTATTAATAGCCTGAAGTTTAGCGGCCCGTTCCTGACGAGACTTATTCCAATGCCGTTCTAACCGCGCCGCCTCAATGGGGTCTTCGTTATAAAGATTGTCCCAATCAGGCTCAGCCTCGGACTGCACCTCAAGTTGCGCTTTAAGCGCCGGTAACAGTTCCGCGTATTGAGCGCGTTCCATTCGGATCGCTTCGGCCTCACCGTGGAACGACTTGCGTTCTTCGGCTAATGCCTGAGTTTTCCGTGTGTAATCCGAATAACGAGAATAACCTTTCCGAAGTTCGTCAAGGGTGACTTCCGTTTCTTCACCGTCAAGTTTAACCTTGATGGTTAGATCGTCAGGAAGTTCCTGTTCGATAACCTCTTCTGTGTCGTACTCTTCATCCGGGTCGGACTGTTCGGCTTCTTCTTCATCCGAGTATTCCTCGGCTTCAGGTTCTTCCTCATAGCCCTGAGCCTCTTCAGGCTCTTGCGCCTCGGCCGTGTCTTGGTTGTCCTCATCCGGGCCAAGCAGTTGGTCGATGGCTAACGTTGCTTCGTGGAGGCCGATCCCAGCACTGGGGTTGCCGACTTGTTCCGTCATATATAGCACCTTTTTAAATAAATGTTAACTCCTTGATTTGGCGACTAAGCCATCATCAAGGATCGCCTGTAGGCGGGCTTTCAAACGCTCAAGTCCTTTGAGCGTGTGAAACATGTCAGAGCGTGCGCCATATTCGGTCGGGGCCGACATACGCCACTCTTCAAAAATATCTTTCTCCACTGCGGCAAATGCCTCCTTGAGAATATCATCTTCAAGGAGGCGCTTGGCGTGGTTCGCTTTTGTAATAGGGTCCATTAGATCAACGGCTCATATCTAGGGTTGGTTGCCATAATCGGCTGTGCTTGTGGTAAAGCTGGGGCTGGAGCAGGGGCCGCAGAATTAAGAAGGCCATACCCCGGCTGGAAGAACATAGCTTCCGGGCCAAAGCCATACCGCTCATAGTCTATGATGGTTGGATTGGCGCGCATATCTTGGCCTGTGCCAAAACCTACGCCTGTACCGAACGTGGAAACATACGGCGTTGTAGGGCCGGTGTCGCCGCCGCCTGCCAAAAGGTTTTTCAGAAGGTCGGCTCCGATACTGCCGATAGATAGGAGTTGTGCTGCGTTCAAACCAGTGCCGAGAATGCCGTCCTTTTGCGTCAATGCCGGATCAGGAGTTGGAACCTGCGGTATACCGAGTTGTGGAAGGATTGATCCAATAGCCGCGAGTTCATCGGGAACGACGGTTTGCGGTACAGTCTTGTTTCCGGTGACGACAATTTCTTCTTCCGCAGGCCCTGTCAGCGTTGGGTCCATAGCCAGTTCCGTAAGTGCGGGTACACCTGCAAGCGCGGATGCACCAAGCAATTCTGGAGGTACTTTGCTTACGCTGGCGATAACATCTATAGGCGCTTTTTCTGGTTCAGCCGTGCTTGCCTGTTGTTGCGGTAATGGCTGCGCCAGTGTTCCGTTAAGGATTGCCTCGACAGGCACGGGGACGGCGGATGCAAATGGCAATCCCGATCCAGCTTTAACTCCACTGACGACAATAGGTTGAACAGCGGCTTCGGCGGGTGGTTGTTGTACAGGTTCTTGTACAGGTTGCTGTGCCGGTGTTGGCTGGGTTGTCGGTGAAGACAAGTTGCCAGTTACGCCCGATGCAGCACTTTGAAGCAATCCAGACGCAGCGCCCTGCGCGGTTTTTGAAAGGCCAGTGACGAGGATTTGTTCAGCCACCGCCTGCTTGGCGGCTTCTTTTGCAGCTTCACTCGCAAAGGCATTTGAAACACTACTGCCTACGTCGCTAAGTACCCCGCCAATCGCTTCGTTAGCGCCTGTCACGTTACCGAGGCCAGCAGTCGCGCCGCCGATTAGCGCCGACGTAAGCGGGTCTTTACCTGCCAAGAAACCGCCAAGGCCACCGGCCGCAGCGCCTGCCGCAATCTGGACACCAAGGCTTGCGCCACCGGTTGCGATAGCTGCCGCGACAGGTAGCGCCACGCCTGCAATGTCACCAACGATGCCGAGGCCGTTCGGGCCTTGGTTTTCAGCTACGCGCTCAAATTCCCCTGTGGCTGGATCAAGGACTTCAACGCCCCAATAGGCATTCTTCGGATCATCCAAAGTAAGTTTATTGGCTTGTTCAAATACATTGCGTAGACCTTCGCCACCCTCACCCGCATAGACTACATCCCCGTTCGTACCACCTTCAACAAGGCGGTATGTGGCGTTCGGGTCTACCGGGACAAAGCCCGGTGCTGTCGCGGCATATTGCGCGTTAGGATCGAACGTCGCGGGATTTGCTGGCTGCGGGAGGCCAACATCCTCGTAACGCGCAGGCAGGCCAAGTTCATTTGCAAAGTAATAGCCAGTCTGTCCGCCACTTCGCAGGCTTGTAATCGGGTCGAGGTTCATATCCGCGCTGGGCGCGACATACGGGTTTACATTTAATATGGCCGCTAGGCGCTCGGCTTCTGTCCGGCTGGGGCCACCACCCATGCCGCCAGTGTACGAGCCACCCAACTCCGGGCCACCAAGCAACGGATTGGCAAGGTCAAAGCCAACTGTTTCCGCGCCAAGCAGCGGGCCTCCGAGACCGTAGTCACCGAAGGCCATATCCTCTAGAGCCATAACTGCTGCCATTACATCATTCCTTCTGGTGGCATTTCAGGTTGCATCGGCATTTCAGGTTGCATCTGTGCTTGTTGAACGGCCTGCGCCATCTGTGCGTTTTGCTGGGCCTGTTGGGCCTGCATAGCGACGCGCTCCATTTCGCCTTGCTGGCGTAGGAACTCACGGTCGCGCTGCATCAACGCTTCGATGTTGGCCGTGTTGACCTGCGTGCCGTACTTGGCTTCAATCTCAGCAGCCTTGACCATAAGATCGGCGTCGAGTTTGTCGCGCTCACGGTCGTCCTTGCGCAGCATCTCTTCGCGCTGCAACTCAAGTTCGGCTGCCTTCTTCTGGATGTCAGCGCGGATCGCTTCCATCTGAACCTGCGACAACATCTCTTCCGGTGTCGGCTGCGGTGGCGCAGGCGGCGGTGGAGGCGGCATCATGGCTGGGTCTTTGAAGAATACAGTCGGGTCTTTGTATCCAGCCAGCGCCATCATCTGCGCCAGTGTATTATAGTAACCCTGCATGTCAACCAATGGAGCGCCCATCTGCATGAGCATCTCTTGCTTGGCGGCGACTTGGCCTAAGAATGCCATCTTCTCTTCGTTGCTGCCAGTCCCGATAGCGACATTGACGACGACATCCATGTTCGTGTCCCACACACGCGGGTCAATCGGAACAAACGTGTTGCGCAAACGCACCATGCGCGGTGCGTCTTGGTTCTTGGCGATAAGTTGCATCGACTTGCGGAACAGGTCTTTCATGCCCGTCTCGGCAAAGATGCGGCAGATCAGTTCAATATGCTGCGCCGCAGCAGTAATCGTGGCGGCAACCGCAGCGCGGGTCGAAGACTGAAGCGCGTTAGCATCGAGGCCAGATGCGGCCTTGGAAATACCTGTGCGGTTCTCGCGCAGTTCGTCCATATACTGCAACATCGGGAAGGCTTGCTGCCCGACGAACGGCATTGTGAACGGCTGCACCATACCGGGCGCACGCATACGGATAACGCCACCGACTTCGGTGTTCATTACGTCTTCAAGATTGACTTGGCCTTCAACAACACCCGTGCGTGGGTGGATCGCCTGCGCCAAACTGTCGAGCGTGTTACGCAGGATGTTCGACTTGATAAGCTGAATGTCCATCGTCACGTCGGCAATCGACATGCCGAAGAATGTGTGTGGCTCTGGATCGGGGCAGAAGTCTACAAACGGAATAAAGTCGCAGGCTTCG